ATCTGTGGTGAAGTCGGTAAACTGTGTGAGCGGCGTCCAGCATCCCAGCTTGGTTTGCACAACGATATTGGGGATAGGCCAGAAATTGAGTGTTCTGAGCGGGAACCCGCCATCGTCATACACGCCTTGCGGCAGCGAGTTTTGCAGGCTCTTTACCGGAATCTCTTTCCACTCATTATCGGTGTACATCTTGATTGGCAGATCAAGCGGCTGCGCAGGATTGGCAAGGCTTACAATCGCGGCATAGTCGATCTTGGCCGGTCGGGCGACATTGAAGGCCCCGCCGCTGCCCATCGTGTAGCTTTGCGTGCCTGCCACCAGCGAGAATTGCTGGATTGTGAGCGTAAACACGTTCAGCCGCTCCGCGCCCCAAGCCTCAAGCATCTGGTTTAAGATCACCTGAGCATCGGCTTGCTCGCTTGCAGGCGCAGGTTCCCCGCTGGCCAGCACTCCAGCAATCCGCATTGCCCGTGCAATCATGTCAGTGCCGGTCATTTATGCCTTTTTGGGCTGTTTCCATGCCGCAACTTCAGCCATGAAAGACTTCATCTGCGCGCCGGTGAATTTGCCGACAAAAGCATAAAGGTCACCCATTGTCTTGAGGTCGGCCATCCCTTGTGCCTGCAAAAAGTCAATGTGCCTTTGCCCCAGATCGGCATCAGGCGCATTTGGCAGGGCTGCGCGCCAGTTGGCCCCGGCTTTGACCTGCTCCGCTCTGCGTGCTTTCACCTGATCGGCGTCTGGTGCAGTGATGATCCCGTGCTCAGTTGGTGAATCTTTCCACTCGTCACCCAACTCTCTCTCTTCTTTGGCGCTGTGCACCAAAATGGGCGATTGCGTGATGGAGTATTCCACGCCTTCTTTCTGCGGGTGAATGTAGTCGGCGTGATACTTCATTTTTGGGTATTTGCCGGGTGTGAAATTCTCGTCTTTAACGTAGGTCTTACCGTCAAAGACGTGCGGTACTTTCCTGATTTCCTGCGGACTTTCAAAAACTTGCTGGTCAGCCATAGATTTTTCCTTTACAGATTGGTTTTTGCGATGTGGCCTATTCGGTCGGTTCCGTCTCTTCCTGCTTCGACGCGAGCGCGGATTCTTCGTCTGCTGAATGCACGATCACATCGCCGCCTTCAGCGTCTTTCACGAATTTGGGATATTCCTGGTGCTCGTACTCGGCAGGCACATAGCTGCCGCCTTGGTAAATGTGGTGGCCTTCGTTATGGATGCCTTTATTGCTTGGGGCCATGTTTCCTCCTGATGAATCGAATGCAGCGGCAAAGTGTTTCTGGCCGTTCACAGCAAAAACACCATTGCCGCTTGCTTTGCAGTTGGGATTTGATGGATGTGCCGCGATCTGGGCGCAACTGCATGCGTTCAAGCCGAACGACTTGCGCTACGCGGCTGCTCATTAGGCGATGTAGTTAGGAACCCACTTTGAGTTGGTGGCGTCCCAGCAGAACGTCAGCGCCTTATTGACGACCGCCGATCCGGCCAAAGCGATGTTTCCAGCCGCCGTCCAGGTAAACAGGGCATCTGGAATCACCGTAAAACACCCTCCCCCGGCTGCTGTGCCGTTAAATCCGACCGGAATAGTCCAGCCGGTAATGGCATTCGTGCCGGTAACGTGAAACAAAGGCCCGCTGGGCAGCGTAGTTCCGGCCACTGAGGCCACGGCTGCGGTAACGGCAGGCGGAGCAAACGAGTTGCCCGGATTACCCCAGCCCGGAACCCATGTGTTCGTCACCGTGGAGCACAGCCATTGTGCGCCAGTCACAACATTCACCCAGGGAGTAAATAGTGTGCTTGCAGCGGTACAGTTGCCGGAAGGGTCCACAGCCTGAAACGCTCCGTTTGGCCCAAGCAATACCATCGTGCCCGAAACATGCGGGGCCACATTGGTATAGTTCATGCCACGGTTCACGGTCGCGATCTTGGTTGTGGTGTTGATGGCCGTAACTCCCATCAGTTCGCGGTCGATATAGAGGTAGGTCTGGATCACGCCATTGACAGGAGCGTTGATGTTGGTCGTGCTGTTGAGCGCAACCGTGGTGTCCACTGAGGTTGACAGTCCAGAATATCCGCCGTTGCCGTTGACGGCAGCAGTGATTGTGGTTTGTGTGAGCGCAGTCTGCGCATTGCCGGTGATTCCCATGCCCACCAGCAGCGCAAGAAACGCCAGTGCTTTAAACAGGTTCTTCATTTTTGTTGTGTCCCTTCGCTGAATTTGTGGAAACGAAAGGGAAGAAGCCGTTGCGGCCTCTCCCTCTTCATGGTGGTTTGGGTTATCCGGCAATGCGGACGGCCAGTTCCGGGTAGATCGGCGCAAAGCCATAGAGGATGTCGAGCCTCATGGGTTCGCGGTCAAGGTTGATGTCGTATGCCTGGATCATGCGTACCGAGAGTCCAAGCTGCTTGTCGGAAACGCGGTCCGCTGCAACTACGCCTTTGCCGTAGAGCGGCAGATCGGCAGTCGCAAAGGTGAACGCATCGGGATGGAACGCCAGACCCTGTGGGGTCTGTGTGTTGGCCGCGCCCAGAACGGTGATTGCGGCAGAGTTTGCCGGGGTTGAATCAACCGTAGCAAACGGGCCAGCTACCACGATGGCCGGCGAGATCGGGATGGTCGCGTTGCCTGAGCCGTCAGAGCTGGTGTCGGCAGTGACTACAAACTGCCGCAGGGCTCCGGTGGATTGCAGGTTCTGCGGGTTGACCGCATTCACGTTGGCAATGGTGAATACATCGCCCTTCTTCAAGCGAGTGGCAGCAGCAGCCGTCCAACCGTTTGTGATGAGCGATGCGCCAGTCTGCCCAGCGCCGTTCACCACCGGCGATCCGCCCAGCGGACCGACCTTGTGGGTGCGCAGGTTCTGGTCCATGTACCACTCAAATCCCGCGCCCTGCCCCATCATGCCTTTCTTGTACTGTGAGGCAATGCGGTCGCCGGCCTGGAACAAGCCTTTGAGCGCATCCACGATAGCTGCGTTCATGGCTGGGGTCATGCAGATCACGCGCTCATCAAGCGGCGCGGCCTCTTCATTCAACCTCTGGCCCACTTGCAAATAGGTCAGCAGCGCATTGGGCGTGGTTCCGGGCGTGCCGATGGTGTTGTAAACGCTCTGATAGAGCAGAGTGGCATCAAAGTCGATCTTGTTGGCTACCGATGCGACCGCAGGCTTCACAAAGCGTTTGGAAAAATCATCAATGCTCAGCGCCAGATCGGCTGAGGTAAAGGCGAGGTCAATACCGCGCTGCGTGGTCAAAGTCACAGGGACGCTGGTTTCAGTCGCATCTTCCACTGATAGCGCCTGCCCTACGCGGCCCACATAGCGGGGCGGTTTGCGGGCGTTGACCGTGATTCCGATTTTTGCGCCCTCGACCGCAAACTTGTCGTTGTAGTCTTTGTTCATCTGCTTGACTACAGTGAGGTTGTTTTCCAGCACGCGCGTGGATTCACGCGTAATCATGCCGATGGTTAAAAGTGTGTTTGCCATTCGCTAAATCTCCGAATTAGCGGCGTGCTCCCTGGCTGTCGCGCCATCGGTTGTATTCGGACATCGACATCTTCTCGGGTTCGACCGCTGATTTTGTTGAGGAGCCGCCGACCGGCGTAATCGGGGCCGGGGCTTGGCTCACGGGCTTGGGATTCGGAGGCTGAGGGTCTTTTTTCTCGTCTTTCTTCTCAGGAGCGGCGGCTGCCTTGGCTTCTTCACGCGCCAGTTTTTCAGCAATGCGGCCAATCTCGGCTACGGCCTTGATGGCGCTCATTCCATTCAGTTTCTCGGCTTCATCAGGGTTTTTGGCGAGGTAGTAAGTGACTTCTGCGCTGTTGTCCAGCTCCAGAATTGCTCGACCGGCGGCCTGCGGAATAATGATGTCGCTTTCCGGGTCATTGAGCGTCTCCAGAACTTCTCCGAAGTCGGCGTATTTGCCGGACTTCTCCAGCGCTTCAATGCGCTTGCTATGCTCTGAGAGCAGTCGCTGCTCTTCTGCCTGATTTGCCTGCTGCTGGCTGGTTTGCTGCTGTTTGGCGGTTTGGGCCTTGACCTCCTGGCGGGCTTCCCATCGCGCCTGGTCTTTTACCCAGCGCTCATACGGGTTGTCGCCAGTGGCATATTTCGCGTCACTCAGCTTCGGCTCAGGGTCATCATCGGCTGCGGGAGTCGCTTTTGCTGGCTCAGCCTTCGGCGTTTCCAAGCGGCTAAGCAGCGCTTCCTTATCGCGCTTTAATTCCCTGATCTGCTCGCGGAGTCCGGCGTAGGAATTCTTTCGTGGCTTCCCACCTGCTCGCTCTTCTTTTTCCTCTTCGCTCTCCGTGGTTCCCGGCGCTGCCTTCGGGTTGGTTTCAACCTTTGCGGTTTGGGCGGCGGGTGCGGTTGTTTCTGATTTCTGGGGCTGCTGCTCTTCGGCGGCATTGGGCTTCGCTGGAGCACTCTGAGCATCGCGGGCCGCGTTGTATTCGGCCATCGGTAGAGTGTCCATAGCTGCGCTTACCTGCTCCTGCGAGTTGGTTTCCATAAAATCGTGAATTGTCCTTTTTGTTGATTGCTGGCGAATCGAATGCCCGCCAGCGGGCCTACAAAACTGTTATCGTGAGGCTTTTTTAAAATTGCTCTGGGCCGCAAGTGCGGCTCCAGACAAGCCAGCGCAGACGCTTTGCTTACTGACTGTGTAGAATGCCTCCTGTAGATCGACGGCTTGATTGGCCGTTAGACCATCGAAACGAAAGGTTCGTATTTCCGTTTCAAATTCCACAGTGCAAGTACAGTCTGGTTTGTTAACGATGCGCGGGACGCAAACAGATACCGTTATGCCCCCATCCAAAACTATGTTTTCATTCATGGCGTTGTGTACCCCTGCAAGCTTACTGACTCAATCAAATTGGTCAGACCTGCCGAAAATTCAAGCGTCATGGCCGTGTTGTACGATCCCACTATGTTCACCGGCGTACAGAATGGAACCACATTCTGCCCTGTAGAAGCCGGGATGATAATCTGGAAAGTTGCTTTGACCGTTCCTGCTCCTGTTGCACCGTCCCGCAGATTCACGGTAAGCGCCGTAAGCGCCGGGGCCGTAGTCGATCCCGCAGAAAAACAGATGCCCGTCGCCACATTGCGCAAAGTAGCTCCTGCGGCGGCCTGGGATGCGCTGGCCTGTGATCCTGCCGCCGGATTGCTGACAATGTTGAATGCGCCTGTAGGCATGGCCAGCGACACGGTAGGAGCTGGCTCAATCTGGTCGGAACTCAGAATCGCCGCGACACTGATGCTGCCGGAACTGATGGCAGCCAAACGGACTCGATAGAGCGCAGCAGCAGCAATCCCGCAATCCCATGATCGGTTGGAATTGTCGGGCAGCGCTTCGTTGTTTTCCTGAAATGCCGCTTCGTTCCGCGTACATGATGTTGGGAACCACGTAGTTCCACCATCCGGTGAGAACTCGAAATTGAGCGTTACCCCTGAAAATGTGCCGCTGGCTGTTACCGATGCCAAGGTATATTCGCCAACGCCAAATTTGAGTTGGCTGCTGGCTGTCGCATCGCATGTCGTAGTCGAATTGGTACATGCCGCCGAAAGCGAAGTTGTGGCAATCGCCTTCGATGATGGCTGAGCATATGCTAGCGGGGCGCTGAGCAATACCAGCGCAAGAAGTAGCTTTTTCATTGGGTACATCCTCGAATGTAATCAACACACTGTTGCCATGAGCCGCACCGGCCAGCAACAACTCTCATTTCTCCTGGGTACTTGCTCCACGGCCCATACCAAACTGTCCAATGCCCATGCAATTTGCGAATGTGATATTTCACTAGCTTGCTCCATTTCCTGGTTCGGCATCTTGAGTTGCCTGTTGCGCCGCGTTCTGCGCTGATTGCTGGCTCTGCTGCTGGCCAATCTGCTCTTGCTGCTCTATGGCATTCTGATGTTGCTGGTCGGCAGCCTCTAATTCGTGCTGGTGCTCCTGCTCATTCAGTTCCAAATCATGCTGCTGGCCCATTGCCGCCATTCCAGCTTCGTGGGCCTGGTCGTATTTCTGTTGCAGAATTTCAATCTCAGATTGCGCTCTCGCCCTTGCATCCTGAGATTTACTCATCACTTCGGCGGCTCCAAGTTTGGCAATGGCATTAATTTTGGCGATCGTCACATCTGCCCGCGCCTTGAGTGCATCGCTCTGTATCTTGGCCTGTGCCTCAACCTGCTTTGTCTCAATCTGCTGCTGGAGCTGCTGAATGACCTGGGTTGAATGCTGGAGCGCCTGCGTCATCTGCGCATGTTGCGCCGTTAATTGCTGAATCTGGGTCTGCGGATCGTTATCGGCATCGCGTACCTGCGGAGGCAACATCGCCCGAAGGCGTTTCGCCATTTCCTTTGACTGCGGAATGTCAAAGTACCCAATCATCAAATCGCCAATAACCGTGAAAATCTGCGGGAAGGCATGGACTAAATCCATCATCATCGCCGCTGCCTGCTGGCGCTTTGATTGGTACGTTGCTCCCGTCGATACAGCTACGTCATAACGGCCAACTCCAACATCAAAAATCTTCTTGATTGGATCGTTATAGGCGCGTTGCCCCTGTGTGAGCTGTTTTTGCGGCTGTGGTATTCCCGGCGTCATTGCGTCAACATCTCCGTTGCCGGATTCGCCTGCATCTGCCCTTGCATGGCCTGGGAATTGGTAATAGTCACCAGATCAGCCGTGCCATCTGGCTTCACAATCCTCTGAATGCGCCGCGTATCATAGATTTTTGGAATCAGGTCAAGAATTATCCTGCCGGTGTGCCGCTTGGAGCGTGTCAAATTGTCGGAATAGTTGAGCGTGCCAACATCGCCCTGCTTTTGCAGGCTCTGGATGGCCTTGCCGCTCTGATCTGATTTGGCCGTGCCCAGCGATGGGTCATAAAGCCCGATAATTGACTTCAGGTTCTCATCGGCGCGGGTAATCATCTCCGACATAGCCTGAATCGGAGGCTCAACAGCATTGCGCTGGGGTGGCGGCTCCGGCTTGCCGTTGTTATCAACCGGATCGTATGGCAATACGCTGAATGTTTCCACGTTTGCCTGCTCCCACATCGACTTGTACTGCTCAATCTGGCCGGCGGCGGCAATAAATGGGGATTTAGGAGCTAATGCAATGGCCTCTGTGGCCGCCGATTCCATGAAATTCTTTTGCCGCTGCGGGTCTTTAGCGTCTCTTACTAAACCTTTGAGCGACCGCTTGCCGTCAATGTCCAGATCGTCGCCAAGAACAGGCACGATGGGTATCCATTTTCCGGCCCAATCGCGCTCTTCCAGAACTTCAGTGCCGGTAATCTTGGCCCACTTGACCTTGCGCCTTACTACATCGCGCTCTTTGACCGCCTTTTGGCCTTCCGGCAATTCGCTTACTACGCTGCCATCCTCCAGTGAGTAAAGTTTCTTAGTTTCGCGCTCAACATAGAAATACTCGGCAATCCTGATGGTGTCTTTCGTTCCCCATCCCGGCGCAGAATCGCCAATACTGGAAAATTCATTCAGGCTGGCCGCTTCAGCATCTTTGTGCTTGTCCTTAAACTCCTCGGCGGTCAGGTCCTCGATCACAAACGCAAAATTGGCGTCTGAGTAGTCCGGCTGGGTGCAACTCGGGTCAAAATAGACTGTAAAGGCGTTCTTGATGCGCTGGAGTTTGATTTCCTGGTCAAAACTCTCGTCGTCCACGTAATCGGTAATGACGCGCCAGTAATCAAATCCCTTGATGACCATGCCCTGAAAGGCTGAGTTGTAAACAATCTCGGCTTCTGAGTTGACCTCAATGTGCCGGATCATGCCTTGCAGCATCTCGGCAGTCTCTACATCAGCTCCGTCGCCTATTGGGTTTATCTGGATGCCGGTGTCCTGCTGCCGCTGCTCGTTTGTGACCTGGCGCACAAACTTGGGCATTAGGTTGTTTACCAGACAGGGGCGAAATTTCTTTTCCCGCTTGGCCTTGATGGTTTCATCCCACTGGTCGCCATCGTAGAATTTCAGGTCATCTAGGGCCTTCTTGCGGATTTCAGACTCAGCATCGGCAGCGAGTTTAAAACGCTCACGCGCTAACGCGAGAAACTGTCTGGTTTGTTCTGAGGTACGCTTGGATGTGGGCATTTAGGCGGAGGTTTTTAGCTGGGCTTAGTGCGCTTTACGAGCAGCATCAGGTCGGAATCCTTGAACGCGACGATTGCGCCCTGCTCTGATCCCCGTAGGTCGAACCAATCCAGAGTGGATTCGTCAATTTCTACGGCTCTTCCGGTTGGCGATTCAACAATCATTTCATCAGCAAAAAGTATGGCTTGGGCTTGAATTTCAGGTGTGGCTTGATGTGCTCATAAACCTGCCTGCGGAGCGCTGGATTGGCGTCTTGCAGAACCTGCCGAAAGTGCGCGTTATCACGCACCATGCCAGCTAAACTTTTCATGTAATCCAGTTCCTTGTTTTCTGATCCTTTCGGCTCTGGAATGTCCACCATGCCGCCCGTAAAGACATCTCTGACCTGCATGATGCTTACCCCAACACACCCAAAATGTCTGCCTCCTGAATAATTACCCGCCCTTGCATCTTCAGGATGTCGGAATATCCCAGATTGACCGCTGGAGAGATAAGCACCCGATCCCCTGGCTTGACCATCATCGGCTGGAAATAGCGGCCTGATTCATCTTCACGCCACTTGCCCGGCCCTGTAGCTTCGACTGTGCCGTAGTATGGGTCTTCCCGCGCCACTTCTGGAGTGACGATGAATTTTGAACGCTCTTTGAACTCATCTAAGATCACGGCTACCCGGTCATGCAGTGGGCGGATAGGAGCAGCTTTATCCACTGGTGCTTTCTTTGCCAATCAATACCCCTTCGGCTGCATCAGCGCAGCCAGTGAAATGCCTTTAATGGAAGATTTAGCCAGTCTGCCAACCTTGGGCTTGCGCACCAGCACAGAGAGCTTCGCCAATCGCGGCTGGCGCAAGTCGCCGGTGTTGGGCAAATGCAGTGAGCGCGGATCGCTGCGAATCGCAGACTTCATTTGTGGTTGAAGCTCCGCGCATTAATGGCAAATGTGGCCTCTTTGCGCAAGGCCGGGCTGTTAGACCGTTTCGCCTTCATCAGGGCCGATAGCGGTATCCCCTGGCCCTTGGGAATGCCTAGTTTGCCGTGTAAGCGGCCTCTGTGCGATGGTTTGATGTG